GTCGTCAGCCGGGACTGTTTGATGCACCGGATAACCCCGGAGTGCTATCAATATACAACAAAAGAAAAGGGGGCACAAGGCCCCCTTTCAAATATTTCCAAAGAAATATTATGCGCCGGGCGAACCGTAAGCGCCACGTGGGTCAGACCAGCCGAAGCTGTAACGCTCACGAGCCTTGTAACGAACGTTACCTGTGTCAAAGTCGCCTTCAAAGGCTGTTTTGATAGGTGAACGCTGGAACATTTTTAAGCCGTTAGGTGCATCAGTGATGATGAACCAAGCGTTGACGTCAGTCAGGTAGTGATTGACGGCATAGCCTTCTGGGAGCATGCCCATGGACTTGATAGCGTTGATATCGTTATCAGCAGTGCCAGTACGCAAAGTGCTCTTCATCAGGCGCTCTGCAGTGAACTGCAGTTCCTTAGGAACAATCATCTTGCGACCAGTCAAAGCGACCTTCAAACCACGCTCGTCAATGAACGCAGCAATGTCGATCAAACCTTGCTCCAACGATGTCTCGTTCAAATCTGCAGGCACTGCGGGAGTGTTTGCATAGTTTTGAGCCAAGGCAGTTGGGTGGGCTGTAGAGAACAATGCAACGCCGTCGCCGCCGGCATAGTTGCCGCCAGTGAAACCGTTGTTCAACACAGAAGCAGCTTTTACTTGCTTTGTGAAGCTCATTGAACGAGCCATAGCTTTGGTGTAACGACCTGACAAGCGGTCATACAAGTTATCTTCCACAGCTTCCTCTGTCAACGCGAAGGCCATAGCAATGGTCTCGTGTGTGTAGCGGGCTGTGAAGGATTCCAGTGCTGTGTCGTACTGAACGCCGGCACCCTCGGTTTTCACCGGGGCTTGACCGAAGCCAGTCAACATGACCTCTTCTTCAAATGCACGATCAGATGTCTCAATAGAAAAAATCTCTTCGTGCTCGTTTTCGTAACGCTTGTACTCTAAACCGAACAATGCGTTCAGGCCGGGCTCAAGTTCTTTTACTAGTTGGGAACGGGTGATTGCCATGATTATGCTCCGTTAGATGCAACACCGACGCTACCGTACTGATGCTGATTAAGTTTAACAACAACAACGGTATAGAGACCTAACTCGTTGTCGGGCTGCTCGCTAATACCGATGATCTTGAAAGTCAAGGCGGCATCTTTAGCGATGGAAGCAGAGCTCAATGCACCAGCAGAAACACCAGTCACCGTGCTACCAGTTGTACCGGAAACAGGATCAGCGTTCTTGCCAATATTAGCTTGAGTAATTGTTCCGTCGGCTTGCACCAAGAACAATTGTGATGGGTCGTCTAACACTTCACAAGCAATAATGCCTTGTGTAACGTCAATACTACCGGGGTAGAAGTTTTTCCATGTGGGCTTGCCCGCACGGGTTGGGTCGTTGTATTGAACACCGTTAAACACGCCTGTGGGGGCACTGTGCGTAGATGCGTCATACTTAATGATAAAGCCGTCATATACGACAACTAAATCGCCTTGGAAAATTGCTCCGGCTTGGTTGTCAGCAATCTGATAGCCGTACTGTTTCTGAGCACCAGTAGCGGACAGGTTACCAACGGGACGCAAACCAAAAGGCTTATTGATATTTGCCATTTGTAGCTCCTACAAAAATTAAAGAATCAACCTTGCGGCTGACGGAATGAAGTGCGCGAGCTCCTCTCGGGGCTCTGGATCCGCATTGTAGAGTGAGCGTTTTCTCGCATCATCTCGTTGTCAACAGCGTGTAACTGTTCCTGAGCCTTACGACGGTAGTACTCGTTGCGTTCTGCAATTGTCTCATCGGGAACTCTTGCAAGCAAAAGTCCACCTACAGAAACAACTCCAGCATGCTTACCGTCATCAACGGTAGGCATCATGCCTTGGTATTCTTCGGGCAACTCTTCGAGACGGACTAGTTCATAGCCTTCACGAAGACGACTGTAGACGTTAGCCTTGTCCAGTTGACCGTTTACTTCAGCACGAATCCAACGATGCTTAAACCCTTCAGGGGCAGGAGGCGCGTCAAGACGTGAGGGAGGGGTCCAAGGACGGCGACGTTTTTCCGTATCGCGTGTTGCGCGAGGGGCTTTGTCGATAGTAACTTTAGTCATTGTTTCACTCCTTAACATACTTGGCATACTCTTCAAGAGGAACGCCCAGTTTTTTTGCTATAGCAACCTGACTCGGCGAAAGCCGGACAGTACGGCGCGCACTATTAATTCCCGAACTACGGGCGGCAGGGGCAACAGCAGGCGCGGAACGCTGTTGTCTGGATTGGCTAAACTTGTCTGGAAATGTACTCCGGACACGCTTGTCAAGTTCAGTATAGTACTCCTCGGAGTTAGGGTCAACACCTTCTTGTTCAACAAGTGTTTGGTGTATGCCCCAAGCAGCATAAGTCATCACGCGGTCTTGGCCAAACCAAGAGTTTTGTTCCGCCCAATCTTCTGCACGAGGGTTTGGTTGTGGTCGTTGTTGCACAGGAGCCTGCGCTGGTTGCGCTTGCTGGTAGCTTTGCTGCTGCACAACTTCATGCTGCGTTTGCAACCAACCTGCTACTTGACGCTGCTCACCGCTGAGCGCAGACAAGCGCTCTTGTGCTTCCAATTCAGTGCTGACATCGTTTTCTTCACGTGCCTTGGCAATGATCTGGCGCAACTGCACCTGCTGTGTCTCCAGACGTGTCTTAGCTTCGTTCAAGCGACTGTAATCCGTCTGTACAAGCTTCTGTTGTAGGTTCTGCGTCTGGTTCTGCAGTCCTTTAGCGTACTCAAGGGCTGCCTGCTCACGGCGCTCTGCCTCGCGCATGCGCGCGGTGAGCTTAGAGATGCGCTTTTGCACACCTTCACTAATCTCATCCAATTCGTTCTTAGTAGAAGAATCGTTCTCAGGTTTCTGAAAGATTTTTGTTTCTTGTTCAGGTGCCGCAGGACTCTCGTCGCCTTCAGGACGGTCAAAGCTTACGTCTGTGGCCTTTTCACCTTCTCCAAGGTCAAACTCAAGTTGCGAATCGTTCATTACTTGTGTCATATGCTTCCTTACATGTGCAGAATGTCATCTGGATCGCTGATGCGGGCCAGAATCTCGTCATCATTGAGAATACGGATCTCTCCGCCATCAATGCCCATACGTGCGCCCGCGTAACGACCAAAAATGATCCAATCGCCTTCTTTACACCAAGGACCGTCCGGAAACTTGTCGGTGTCTTTGTAAGCGAGTGGGCCAACGGCCAAAACGTATGCACAAGTGGTAGTGAGTTGCTGTCGTTCCAAGGTTTCTTCGGCTAACTCAATGCCGCCCTTGGTTTTCTTAGCGCCTCTGTAGGGCAACACAACAATCCGCCAACCGGTAGGCTGTGGAAGGTGGTCCTTGATGTTTTCGATGCGCTGCTCTTCTTCTGCCGCTTCAATCTTGGCAGCCTCAGCAGCAGAAGCTTCAGCGGCGGCTTTTTCAACCGCTTCCTCAGCCCATCGCTTCTCTAATGCAGTCATTTCCATCTGTTTGGTCCTTTATTGATCAGAGTTCCTGTTCAAGACATCCTGTATGGCTTCCTGAACAAACGTATAACCCTCTAACCGGCCCATCAAATGTTTGTACTGCTCCATCGATTTGACATTGCCGCTGCTAACGAAGTCTTTAGTCTCGTTTTCAAGCCTGCGAATGGCAAATATGACTTTCTCTGCAAATTCAAGCATGGATAACTCCAATGAAGCAGACAGATAGACCCCTGTCCGAAGGTTACGTGTGCATTATGCACACTATTACGCTAGTTTTACCTTCTTAAATGCATCTTTTCGGTAAACATACGTAACTCGTGGGTCATTTTGTGGTGTTTTTACACTTTTTGGCGCTCCGGACATCTCCTTGGGCGCTTTTTTAGGTTTTTTTGTTGCTTTGGTTTGCATTTTTTGCTCCTTGTTGGGCATTTCGTATGGCATCTTGCGAATTCTTCTGTGCAGCAGCCTGTTGTTGCAATGCTATACGTGCAGAATCGAACTGAACATCGTTTTGTTCCTTCTGTTGATCAAGGCCAATGCGTTGTTGATCCATTTGGAGCTTAGCCTGATCGTTTTGCGCGTTCTGAGCAATCTCTTTCTCTTTCAGCTTGACCAAAGGATCGTCCTGTGGGGGTCCCATCAGTTGTGTTTGCAAGGCTTTGACTTCCTGATAGCCCTGTGCAACCTTCATTGCAACCATTCCTTCGCGTTGCAACGCAGATACCATGCTTTCAGGATCAGTGCCGTAATATTGGAACAACTCGGCTTCCACTTCTTCTTCCGCCTTGATACGGATGTGCTCAAAGATGTGTTTCTGCATCGTAATAGCCACGTTAGGCATTGACTGCATCATTGGGCTCAAACCAAACATGATGTGCGTCATGATGTGCGCATCGTGCTGCTGGCCGGCAAAAGCTTTCAGTGGTGAGCCATCAAGCGCTTGTGCATTCTCGCTTGCAGGGTCCTTTGGCTTATCAACATTCTGTGAATTGAGGATGGAATCAATATCCCGCACACCAATGGCCTCATACATGCGGTAGTAGGCCTCATACATGTTGTGCATCTGCGGTGCGCTCTGCGCCAACTGCAGTTGTGTCTGTGCCATCGTAATACGCTGTGCAACAGAGAAGATGTTGGGGTCAGACACGGGCAAGACATCGATGCGATCATCAAAGTCTTTTGCCTTGATCTTGCGTGACTCACCGGGCACGTCGTATGGGTACTCAGCAGGCAAGTAATCTGCAAAACCTTTGGCCAACAATTGAAATTCCATGCGTTGGCTGTAGTGCAAACGCTTGTGGATAGCCGACATCACTGCGCTGCCTTTTTCAAGCAATGCAATCGTTGTTCCAACAGCAGCATTCTGGTTGCTGTCACCAACTTGCATGTCGGTGATGCTTGCCAAACGGCGACCAGCATCTACGCAGAAACCTAGGAGCGCAAACAAGGTCTGGCTTGGCTCTTTGTATGGCAATGGCAACAAAGATGCAGACAACTCAGCACCACCAGCGTCCATATCACGGAACTCACCGGGTGACAAAGGCGTATCGTCGTTTGCAATGCGTGCACCCTTGGCTTTAAAGCCTGCAGGAAGGTTAGCCAGCGTACCAGCATCCACCAATTGCTGCAGTGCAGAAGTAGCCGTCTTTGTCAGGCCACCAACCAAGTGCAAGAAGCCCAAGCCATACGCTCCGGGGCCTTGAACCAGCAAGTAATGCACGTAGTACTGTTTGCGCGCAAACAGAGGATCGCCCTCTTTCCAGTTACGGCGCACACCCACAACAGACTGGGAGATCTCGTCAATCGTAACGATGTAAGGCAGC